CGTATGTGCGATATAAATCGCCGGAACTTGTAGGTTTAAGTTCGACTCCGTCTGCTTTAGCTTTTGCAACCATTGCGTTCCATGCATCGGCGGCTCTGTGGTGAAGTTTTCCTCCGCCTGGGATTGATCTAAGTAGAGATTCGGGCAGTTTTCCAGGTGTAACCCCCTTCAAGTCTTTGGGCATTACAATAGGAACGATGTAGTCCCATGCAACTTTGCTCATGATTATCTCCTATGGGGTAAGTAAAGTATATAGTAACTTTTACTTATCAAAAAACTATGGTTATCCATGAGTAAAGTTAGCTTTTCTTTTTGTATTGCAACATAAAAAACCCCCACCTTTAAGGATAGGGGTTTTGATTATTTACTTCTCTTCAGTTTTTTTTCTAACCTTCTTAGAAGCAGCTGTTTTTTTAGCTGGCTTTTTCTTAGGAATAGGCGCTGAAGTTTGCAGGTATTTTGACATAATTTAAAATTACTTTTTCTTCTTCTTCTTATCGATTGCTGCTTGGATAAATGGTGGAAGCTTCTTCTGTGCTGGAGTCATATCCATACCTGTGCCTGCCTTTTTTCCAGACTTCTTCATTGGTGCCTTTGCTGCTGGCTTTGCTGATTTCTTCGCTGCTTTTTTCATTGCCATTGTATTCTCCTATTTGGTTTTTTTGTTTTTAAAGGTACTTACATTTTTAGGTGCTTGTCCCTTAACGCCTTTTTCTGGAGTCCCAGATCTTCTTTTTCTTTGCACTGCGCTTTTCTTTTGAGCACTAGACATTGACCCGGCCTTAGCTGCTGGTACGCATTTAGCATAGCCAGAACCACCTGTGCCTGATGTTCCGCATGGTTGATATTTTCCACCTTTTTTAGGGGCACCAATATTAACCCACTTCTGATCAAACCATTTAGTTAATCCAACACCTTTAGGACCTGGCATTACTTCTTCCCTAACTTTGTTTTTTTACCTTTTTTAACTGGCGTACAGTTGGGAACTAACTTTCCCCCCTTAGACTTCATTCCCTTAGCCGAGTAACCTTTCCAGCAAGCCATTATTTTTTCCTTGCCTTCTTGGTTGAAACTGTTTTCCATGTGCCACCAGAAGCTTTGTATTTTTTTGCCGCCCATGCGTTTGCATATGCAGATGGGTAAACATCAAACTTTGCTTTAGCTTGGGACTTAGCAGAAGACCACAAAGCTGGTTTCGTTGGCTTATTTACTTTAGCCATATTATTAGCAATCCCACTTTCTTAACGCCAACGTTTTACGGGTTGGCTTACCATTAGGTTTTTTTGCAGGGCCAGGCATACCGCTCATCCTAGCGCAGAATGATTTGCGTCGTGCAGCAGACTTGGGTGACTTGGCAGCTTGCTTAGCTGATACTGGTGGCTTAAGCGTGCCACCTGTTTGCTTCTTGTATGAGGCTCGACCCTTGGCGTTTAATCCGCCTTCGGGGTTTTTTCCTGCTTTGCGTTGCCAAGCTGCTGTTTTAGCCATTACTTTTTCTTCCTTGATTTACTCTTACTAACCTTAGATGCTTTAACTTTTTTTGGAGTTTTACCTAAGTCAATTCCATACATAGAATTATTCTGCCCCATTCTAGGACCAGCTATATAGATCTTACTTTTTATTACCATTTTCTTTTCTTCTATCCATAGCTTCTGCTATATCATATAGCTTAAAAACTAAACGCCAAAACATTTTTGTTAAACTAAAACTATCTTTAGTCATTCTTTTCATCTTTCGTTTGAGCATTTTGTTTAGGTCTGAAATCTGGTGGTTCACCCAATTTTTTCTTGGGTGAAACCCCACCTTTAGATACTTTCCTAAACTTAGCCAAAGACATAGTAATTAAAAATAATTATTTAGTTGTGTTTTTAGGAGTACTTTTTTTTGCGGAAGGCTTCTTTGTTGCTTTAGTAGCATCTTTGACAGCCTTAGTTGCTTCTTTCTTAGCATCCTTTACGATATTTTCTGCGGCTTGCACTGCAATGTCAGCGACAGCATCTGCTTGGTTAGCAAATTGGTCGATCAACTTAGCTTGTGCCTTAGCCACTGCACTATCGGCTTTGATATTTTGTGCCTTGAAAAGGACTGACTTTACTTTATTTGCTATGTTCTTAAACATTTTTACCTCTGTTTTAATATTGGGTTTATATTATACCTTTATAATAGTACACTTGCAACTCAACAACACAATTACTTGCTCTGTTGGGCCTCTTTAATAAGAGTATATCTTTCTCCAGTTTCCTTAGAAACTAAGGAGAAACCATAAGCTGCAGCGTCCTTAACAGCCTCAGAAAACGCCTCTCTATCCAGAGGATCAATCCCATCAAGGGGAATAGTGATGCCCGCATAAACGTCTACGTTTTCAAAATTGCCAATATTAATTTTTCTGTTTACCCCACATATAAATATGGGACTACTTGATAGGGAAATTTGACCTGCCATATTTGACACAGCTTGATCTATTGGTGATCCGTTGGTCTCTTCAAACGCATTTTTATTTATCTTAGGCATTGATTGCTTCTTTCATTGATTTAATAAAGTTGATTGTTTCTTTGGCTTGGTCTTCAATAGACATCAAATCTGTTTTCATTATGACCGATGCTATTTGTTTAATGTTATCAATCTGGCTTTCTGATGAGTGAGATAGCTCATCGCCAGACATTAGTCTACCATCTCTTTTCATAAGTCTGCTATCCAATGTATCTTCATCAGCATCAAATACAATTACAAAGCCATTTGGCTGTTTCAATATACTCTTTGCTTCATTCAGGTAACGGACATCAGAAATGATTATACCAAAGTCTGATTCAAAATCAGACTCTTCATTCTGTTTTATGTATTGTCTATATAATTTATTTGCTTTTATAATTGCCCACTTCGCAAAGCAATCAGCGTCAAACTCTCTACATACATCACCGGCTTTTTGAAGAAATTTTCTTGGCTTTATTCCTTCTGGTTCTATGGGCATGTTTTGCAGCTGTGTTACCTTTTTAGTGAACTCTTCGTAGCTTGGTATGTTACCTATTGCTGACCCACCATATACATCAAACAAGATATCATGTATGGCGTATAACTTTCTTGACTCTTCGTTAAAGCCTACTATATTTTTTTTAACTGAAGCCATCTCGTATAGGGGGAGTGCATAGAATATATGATCCCACCTAATTGATCCCTGAGTCGACTCAATAGACCCCTTGGGAACTATCTGCTCAGCCACAGTTGTCTTACCTGAACCAGCTTTGCCAGCTAGACCTAATATGATTGGTTGACCATTTTTAATTTTTGGTTTGCTCATAGCTAACAGTATATCACTTATCTAGTTCAGATTCTTTTCGTATCTGCAGTTGATCTAAAAATTCATTTGCTAAATGATCAGGTTCCCAAACTAGGTTTCTTGGGACTTGTACTAATCTAAATCTATACTCTGCCCTTATCTCTTCAATGGTCATAAGAAGCGGTAGCAAGGATAGGTTTTTGCACTTCCATTTTTTGTTAACTTGATTTGCTACGACTGCAGAATCAGTATAGATTATTGGATCTATAAAATCAGACATGATACATATTAGAAGACCAGTTATTACTGCCTCATACTCCGCCTCATTGTTTGTTCTTCCACCAAGTCCTCTGGCAAATTGAACTAACTTTTTTTTATTCTTGTATACAACAGTAGCGCAGGCGGCTTCCCCCATTTTCTTTTGCCCCTGCCCCCTTGAGGCGCCATCACAAAAAACTTCTATGTTCATTAATCAATCTTAATATTGCAGGGGATGTTATGTTTTTTAGCCATGCTTGTTATGTTGTTTTCTTGGCTTTTACTTGACGCCATGTGCGTAGTCGTGAGGAGATACAAATCTCCCTTATACTCTATTTGTGTTGGGAAATCTAATTTATCTCTTTTAGAAGAAAATAATTCATTTGTTTTATTAACTGATTTATAATGACCTATATACATACGATCTCCTTAATACGTAGTGAAATCTCTCTCTAAGAGAAATCCCTTTTCTTCTCTGGAAGAAGCTATCTGCATAGTTTGTACCTTATCCATAAGCTTTCTAGAAGACTCAGAAGATATTCTGGCTGCTAGCTCCATAGACTCTGCCAATTCCACTATTGCCTCAACTGCAGCTAGCGCTGTATACTGATTGTCTGCAGCTGCTGCAGCTGCTGCTTCTCGTTCAGCTTCGTTCTTCCCTATTCTATTTGCCTTGTAGACTCTCTTATACTGAGCCTCAAGAAGCTTGTACTGAGCTCTTGCGATACCAGCAAATCTTGCAGCTCTGCCATAGACATTAGAAGATCTAGCCACCAAAGACCCAAGGTCATTTATTGTGAGATCGATATAGTTTGTATCTGGTATTTCTACATAGTATTTCTCTAGAGCTATAGGGTCTGAGAAAGTTAATACCAGCTCTTCTAATTGTGGGTTTAAAAAATCTGATAATTTAATTAAAAGGTTTCTATGATCTAACTCAGTCATCTTTTTCTTTTTCTTTTTTAAATGATGTTAAGAATAAGTAATCTTCCATGCCATCTTCCAATATGATCTCTTGTATCTTTTTTTTGATCTTAGATAAATGTTCTCTTACAGTATTTGGATGTTCAGTTATCTTAATGGCTATTTCAGAAGACCTTTTATTGTCTATGAATCTCCACTTAATTAACTGCCTTTCTTGCACCGTAAGTCTATCGAATGGTGGGTTTGTTTCCTCTCCCGAAATCCAAAACTCATCAACATCAGATGCGAATAACAGGTCTATTGTAGCATACTCTATGGTGTCTACGTATGCTCCACCCTTAATGTTATCATCAGAATCTCCATCTCCAAACATATCATCCTGGGTTAGAAGTGGGAATGATTTCCTGCCTAACTGATCAATCAAAAATGTATCTACGTTTTTTTTCAATAGATATAAAAAATAGCTATACAAAAATGCGCTAAATGGTATAGGACCTTTTTCTGACTCCTTCTTTTCATACCTTTTAATGCACTGAAAGAATGTTAACCTTACAGTTTGCTGTATGTCTTCTTCTGAACAATACCTTTTGACCATGTAAAGAATTCCGGCTGATACACTCGTTAACGTGCTTGTATCCTGCTTGGTTAAGCTTGTTCTTCATTAGCGCATATCTTACGTAGGTGTCTTTAACAAATAAAGAAATAAACCTTCTTATATCGTAGTCACTGTAGCTGTACTTTCCGTGTGTACAACATCGTAACATACTTGCTTAAGAAATTGTTGAATACTTTTAGTAATTCTTCTTGCGACTTTTCAGATCCACCTTTAGCTTTTGCTATTAGTGCCTGCATTTCTTCTTCTTCGAGCTTATAGTATTGCTCTTTAAAACTTGCCATTACTTTCCTTCCCATATCGAAAGCTTGTCCATGTAAGCAGTTCGTATGTCTTCATAAAAAATTACGTGAGGTATACCCAAATCTTCTGCAAACTTTATTGCGTCCGATGAGTATTTACTTATGACAAAGGTAAGTTTATTAAATTCTTCTGGGTAATATTTTTTAAACCTTTTAATTTTAATTTTGCTTTTGTCATCCAGATATCCTTTTACTTCAAACCACTCTTCGGTTTCCGTTAAATAAAAATCTGGTATATATCCTTTTGTTCCCCTTTTTATTGGGAATGAAAAAACCTTTGGTTCAAATTCAAATTTAATTGAATAGGCCCTGAAGATCCTTGCAATGTTTGCTTCCCAATTAGATCTCATGTTTAGGTTTAGGTCTTCTCTAAAACCTGACTTCGTATGCCTGTACGCATTACCTTTTGTATTCTTGTCACCGGTGACAGTAGGAACTGTTTTCTTTTTCTTACCAAACTTTGGCGGTGTTTTTTTAGGTGACCTCGAAAAAAAATAATTCTCTGGGCTTGCACCAACACTCTTCATATGATATCCTTTACGGCTGTAAGGTAACGCTAATATATATTATACTTTATATTCAACAAAAAAACAAGCAAAACAGGAGAAAGTAAAGAAAATGACCATTACAACTACAATTTTCAACAGCATGAAGCAAAATATCAATGAGTCTGCAGTGAATGAGCTTACTTCTTTTGGCGTAAGCCAGGACGAAGCAGTCAAGTTTGTTCTTGAATCTGACTTTGACTTGGTTCTTTCGGCTAACGAAAACCCAGTTATTCAGTTCTAATACATAAATTTATATAAGATATATAAGCCCCCTGGGAAACCAGGGGGTTTTTACTATGCCCTATTAAACTTTCTTAGTCTAATTGCCCCAGTAGAACAGGCTCCACTTTGGGCATGATCGCAGAATGAACATACTCTTTCATTCTTTGTAACAGAAAAGTTAGTATCGTTCATTATCACATTGATTCTATCCACAAGGGTTTGTTTAGCAAGTTCCAGGTCTTCTTCTGTATACTCGTGAGATTTGATTCTTCCAGTTCTCAAGTAGTGAAGAGAAGCCTTGATTTTGCTCCCGGGGAATAGCATCGATGCTGCCAGTGCATATATCCCAAGCTGCAGGTTGTTGTGTATGTCCTTGGCTGCAACCTCACGCTTACCAGTCTTGTAGTCAACAATCTCTACAACATCACCATTGATGTCTACCCTATCTATAAATCCGTTTATAGAATAGTTGCCTAAGACAAAGTTAAATCCAAGCTCTTTTTTATGAACATTAAAAGTAGTTCCACCGTACAGGTCAAAGAAGTCATCTAGTATGGTTGTACCGGCGTCGAGCAGAACTTGAGGGATCTGGTTGTTGGGGTTGAAAGACTTTTTATGTTCTTCGTATTTCTCAATTAAAGAACTATGTTCTATTGGATTAACATCCGAAACGTTATCTTCTAATACCGAGTGGATTATATTTCCGAAGAATTGCCGGAGCGTTGAACTGCCTTGGTTCCTTCTTTATGTAAGAAAAGAAATACTTTGATGGACACATCTCGTATGTGTCTATTCTTGAATAACTAAAATCTGTTAATGTTAACTTCTGTAGTGGATCTATATCTTCTATTGATTGTAATTTCATTATTCTCCATCGACATCTTCAGATATTGGGTTGCCTTGTTCATCACATTCTACACCGTTTTCATTTATAATCTCTCCAGTATGTATATTCTTATACATACTTTCGCCAAAAGATATCCAACCACTTTCGCCTATCTCCATAAAATCATCTTCTAAATATGGCCAAGACATAACTCTCCTAATCTGTTGAAATAACTGTATTGTTTACAGAATCTATATTGAAATAGTAATTCAATAAACCATATACATCATGTAACTCTTGTTCTGTGGCGTAAAAGCCAACCACTCCTAGCTGCAAGAAGAAGCTCTGAGTATCTGCACCCTGATCGTATTCAATCAGTTTGACATTGTTTAATAACATTCTACCGTTTTCTTTTCCTAACATATTAATCCTCGTAAATGCTAACTGGGTTCCAGTTTGGATTACCCATCTTGTTTCTCATATCCTTTAGGTACGAATCCCAGTCTCTTTCATCTTCTGACTTCTTTTCATATCTAACGTTTCCTTTAAATGGATTTGTCTTAAATCTAGACATCAAGACCTTTCCATTCTTTGTCTTCCAGCGAAGAATTCCATTCTTGCAATCGCAGAAATCATCATTATCCGTCTCTATGCGTCCGCTAGGATCATATCTCCCGCTACATCCGTTGCACTTAGTGTATCTTCCCTTGTCCTGGCATCGGCTGCAAGAGGAGCAATATACCCAACAGTCTTTTGTTGAAGGATTCTTATAGAGGTTTCCAGTTGTCATACTTTCTCCGATAATAGTGAGTTTAATTTATCTTTAACTGACACAGAAGTTTTCTTCTTGAATTTAAAGCTCAAAGTTTTTCCATTTTCTTTGTAAGATAAGAACACGTAAGAGCCTCCATCTGTTGCATTAATTATAGCATACATCTTTTTTAAAGTCTCTGCACTTATGTTAGAATCTATCTCTAAATAGATTGGTGTTCCTCCAGAGAAGTTTGATAGGTCTAATTTTTCGCAGCTATTTAAAAGTATCTTACTGATAAGGTTTTCTTCATCTCCGTCCTTATTAACTGCTCCAGTAATCATTACCACGTCACCGTTCTGGAAGTAATCATCATCAAACTTTTTTGCTTCTCTAGGAAAAACTATAATTTCAATGTCGGAAGATATATCCTGCAAGTTAAACTTGTACATCTTAGCGCCCTTCTTGGTTATCATTTTCTTAGATGACGAAATGATTCCACCTAAGTTAACTCTAGAACCAGCTTGCAGATCTGCTACTTCTATGATCTCATAATCTATATTCTTAGAAAGGAGATCCCACACACCGTCAACTGGATTCTTGGACACATAGATGCCTAGCTCTTCTTTTTCTTTTTCTAAAATATTAAGCTCAGTTTGTCTTCCAAAATCCTGATCGTATACTTCGCTGATTAACTCATCAAGAGCGCCAGCGTTAGCTAAGTGCTCAATCGTAGACTTCTTTAACACAGCTGGACCAGTTCGTCTTAAGAAGTCATGCATTGAAGTGTATGGATTGTCATAGTCTCTTGAGGAAAGTATCGCTTCTGACACGGCATAGCCTATCCCATTGATCGCAGAAAGCCCAAATATAATTGTTGCTTCATCGATCACCGTAAATTCTTCTACTGACTTATTAATCGAAGGACTCAGAACTTTTATCCCAAGCTTTCTGCAGTCCGAAAGATACAGAGCTAATTTGTCTTTGTTCCCAGTGACTGAAGAAAGAAGTGCAGCCATATATTCAGCCGTATAATTTGATTTAAGGTACGCAGTTATGTATGAGATCATCGCATAGCTTGCTGCGTGTGCTCTGTTGAAACCATACCCGCCGAAGTATTCGATATCAGAATATATTTTGTTTGCTTTGTCTTCAGATATATCTGATTTCTCCATGCAGCCTTTAACAAACTCTCCTCTAAACAATGCAATCTTGTCCATCAATTTTTTGCCAATTACTTTTCTTAAGTCATCAGCTTCTGCTGTACTAAATCCTGCTAGTTCTCTAGCCACTCCCAAAACATCTTCTTGATAAAGCATGATGCCGAGTGATGGGCCTAAGACTTTTTCTAAATTAGGATGGTCATATTGGATTGATGATTTAGAATGCTTTCTAGAAATATATAATTTGTCCATGCCAGATCCCATTGGGCCTGGACGATACAGTGAAATTAAAGCCATGATGTCTTGAACATCTTGTGGTTGTAACTGCACCATAAGTTCGCGCATTCCAGTTGATTCAAGCTGGAACACACCTATCGCATTCCCTTTGCAAAGTTCCTGATATGTTATGTAGTCATCCAAAGGTATCTTGTCTACGTCTATCAAGACGTCTCTATTCTTTTCAACTAGCTTAATGCACTCGTCAATCACACCAAGGTTTCTAAGACCAAGGAAGTCAATCTTTAATAGTCCACACTGTTCTACTCTGCCCATGTCCCACTGCGTTATAACGGGGTTGTCAACACCCTTCTTCATGATTGGGAGATACTCTGTTAGCGGCTCTCTGGATATAACAACGCCTGCAGCGTGCATGCCCGTCTGTCTTATCAGGCCTTCTAACCCAAAGGCTGTATCTACAATCAGTTTAGAGTCATCATCTGAATCATACATCTGCCTAAACTCCGGTGTCTCCATGCACTCTGAGAGGCTCTTAGCAACGCCTAGGACGGGCGCAGGGACCAGTTTGGCTACCTTGTCCCCACCTATGAAGTCGTAGGCCAAAGCGCGTGCTGCGTCACGTATAGATTGTCTAGCTCCAGTTTTATTAAACGTACAAATATGGGCTACTTTATCCTCACCATATTTCTCTCTAGCATAGTTGATTACCTTGTCTCTGTGTCTATCATCAAAGTCAAGATCGATGTCAGGCATTGACTTTCTACCCTCTACCAAGAATCTTTCAAACATCAATCCAAATTTAAGTGGATCGAGATTAGTAATTCCCAGGGCGTACGACAAAATACTTCCTGCGGCAGATCCTCTACCCCATCCAACTCTAATGTCATTAGACTTAGCCCACTGAACTAGATCCGAAACAACCAAGAAATATTCTGGATAACCCATTTCCTTAACCACTCTGAGTTCATGCTGAGCTCTATTAAGCACTTCTTCTGGTAGTGGATCTCCATATCTTTTCTTAAGCCCATCCCAAGCCAATAAATCTAGGTGATCATCCGGGTTAGTTCCCACTGGTAGTGGGAAATGTGGGAAGTGAAGATCCCCAAACTTTAAGTTTACATCAACCATTGAAGATATTTCTAAAGTATTTTTCAACCAGTCTTCAGGAAATACTAATGCCATTTCATCATAAGATTTTAAATAAAAATTGTCTCCACTAAAAGAAAATCTATTTTCTGTTTTTATATTAGAGTTAGTAGACACGCACAACATTATGTCATGTGCTCTAGCATCTTCCTTGTGCACGTAGTGGCAGTCACCAGTTGGTACTACCTTCGCACCTATCTTTTGTGCAATGTCAATTAAGCCTTGAGTTATCTTAAGCTGCTCAGGAAGTCCGTGGTTTTGAATTTCAATAAAGTAATTTTCTTTTCCAACAATCTCTTGCATCTTTGCAGCTGATTCTAATGCAAACTTATCGTCGCCTCTCAATAGAGCTTGTGCCACTTCTCCGTTAAGACATCCAGATAAAACAATCAGACCAGATGAATGTGCTGCGATTAACTCATGATCAATTCTTGGCTTAACATAGTATCCCTCTAGGTATGATTTAGAGGATATCTTTATAACGTTATGGTAACCTTCATTGTTCTTGGCCAGAATGGTTATATGGTACGGCCCTCGTTGTTCCCATTCATTTTTTGCAGGGCCTGATCTTTCTTCTTCATCTCTATCGAATCTAGTTTTTCTAGCCTGGTAAAATTCAGAACCAAGTATTGGTTTAACTCCCGTTGCCACACCAGCGTCATAGAAATCTAACCATGAGTGTATATTGCCATGATCAGTTGTAGCTAAACCAACCATGCCTAGTTCTTTTGCTTTGGCAAAGTACTGCTCTACTTTTCCATGACCATCTAGCATGGAATAGGTTGTGTGGTTATGGAGGTTAGTCCAATTCTTCAATTAAATTCCTCTTTCTCGATCTGAACTATCAAGAGAACTATCTCTGGTTTCTCTATATGTTATTATGACCACACCGCCACAATACTTACAGACGACAGCTTTACCCTCTTGAGCAAAGGCATTGTTCTCCATATATCTTGTTGGTTGATCTGATTTACACTCGGAACATACTCCGATAACATCATCTGGATTTTTTATTGCCATAGTTAATCTTCCTTTTTAGTAGTCTTATATGCGTATCGTATTGGTGATGGTGAAGACTTTTCTGTAGTCTCAACATACTTGTTCCCAATCTGAGCCCATTTGTTTTTCTTTTCTAAATTACATTCACCACAACCTACGCCCACAGAATTGGCTCGCTCACATGTGTACGGTCTTCCACCGATACCCATCTGTCTTCTTTTAATCCAATCATTAATATGCGCAGAAGACTTTTCAAAATTGTAATCATGACAGCAACTTAAAATCTCATGAAGATATTTTATTGAATCTTCCGTATAGGTTAAGATAGAGCAAAGGAATAATCTAGCTTCATGTTCAAGGTTCTGACTTTGCTCTGCTTGCTCATGCAGTCGTTTAATCGCACTACAGTTGTGTATCAGAGATTCTTTATCGAACACCTTTGCTGACGGTGATAATGTTTTAAAAGCTTTTGAACCATACTTATTAAAATAGTCTAAGGGATTATCCTTCTTCTTAGCATCTTCCTCTAGATTATAGATGTTTTCTCTGTACCATTCATTTGCTTTGTAGCTAAAAACTTGCTCAGCTATGTCTAGCGATCTTTTTTGCGAAGCATACTCTTTGACTACATCGAATTCTTCATACGCATAATTCTTTTCCCCATTCAATGGATTGAGAAGTGTCTTATAAAGCTTCGTATCTTGATGTATAGACCCAGGTAATCTCCACATTCTTCTTAGGTCATACACGCTAAAATCTAAACTAGTCAATGATAACTTCTTAACTAGGTCGTTGGCTATGTATCTAAAAACTTTTGGTAAATTATTGCCTGGGCTTATGCCAAGAGCAATTGGTTCACATTCTATATGGAAACCTTTTTTGCCAGTAAAGTAAACAAGTATAGATTCAGCTGGGACATATTTTAATAAGTGTTCATACAACTTTATGCAATCTTGCTGAGCAATACTAAAGTCCTTGTTGTCAATATCAAAGTAAAGTGGACCCAACCTACTGGCCTTTGTAAACTCTGCAGTGTCATACGCAAATACTGAAGTGTATATGCCTATGTTGTTATTCTTTTCTGCGTAGTCCGGCACTTCTTCAATGGAAAGAATCTTGCCCTTATCGCGTATAACTCTTTCTAAAGATGGGACATATTTAGCGACCTCGTATAGACTCCATTTAGACAAGAATTTATTATCTTTATTAATTTTCATTTAATCTCAGCTTTTCCCTCGACGTCTTGAATACGCCACAAAACCTTTCTTGAATTAATGTTCATTGACTCTGAATGAGTTCTATAATATATAGACTCCTCAATATAATAATCTAACTTTTTTGCGATTGTGAATCTCTTAAGTAGAATATTATCTGTGTCGACTTTAAACATTCCATCTATCTTCTTTTATATTTTTTCCATCAACAACATAATCAACCTTAGACGCAACGTTATCCGCAATATGAACGATCATATCCAGGTAGGTAACCGGACTAGTCTCAGGCACTGGGGACCAAGGTCCCAGGTGACAGCGGACTAATCTAAGTATAGATTGTACAATATCTTCAGCTAGATACAGCGTAGATGATTGAGATTCTGAAGCAAATTTCTTGTCTTCGTCTTGACACTTCTTGACAAACTGGCCAACAGTGTACGGATGCATTGGGTCATAAACAAATTTCCCATCATCTCCATATCTGTTTCCCTTTTTAATGTCATGAAGTAACACAGCAGCAAACACCATATCTTTTTCTTCATCGGTTAAACCATATGACTCTGAAAGTATTTGAGCAACGCGCATAACTCTCTTGGTGTGCAGCACATTGCCACCCTCTCCATGCTCATCCTTGGGATGATACTTGCCAGAAAAGCTGGAAGGCATTAACCAAAAGTCTGTGGATCTCACTAGGATTGATCTGACAAATGAAATTATATTTTCATCATCTATCAACCCTATCTCCTCAAGGAGGGGTTCTAAAATTCTATCCTCCTCTTTGGTTTGTGAGAGTACAGGTTTTTCTGCAAGTATCTCTTCTAGAATATTCTTTTTAGCCATTGTCTTTCTCCTTTTTTGCCCATAGAACCCACTTCGAACAAGGCTTATCGTAAGGACATACCTTGCAGTATGCCGTCAGCCCTCTTCTGGATGGGAAAATCTTTTCATCATGCAATTCATCACACCAATACTTTAAAGCTTCTATATCAGCCTTCTGTACAGGGACTTCATTAAACCCAGACTTTTGATTCATCAAATCAAAGTATCCGAATTTAGTATCGTTTATTCTATGACCAAACTTGTTAAAGTAACCAACATGCATTAGCGCAAAGTCAATTACAAAACTATTCTCAAACTTTAGCTTGTGATTGAACACCCATTTGATAACATAGATCTTTCCGTTTTTCTTATATATAAGATCAAACATATCATTTACTGCAATGTTTGGAGTTACCGGTGCAACAAACTCAAGACCTATACCCATGGGAATTATATCTGGATCACTAAAGTTTTCTACTACCTCTAACAAAACTGCTGCAGCTTTGCTAGTCAAGCTTGCCATATTGCCATACAAACTTTCGTGTTGCTCGTGGACAATATCGTAGGGTGTAGTGTCTTTTGGGAACCAAAGCTTTTCCCACTTATGCAGTAGCGAGGCATAGGATGGTGTGCGTCCATTTTGTTTTTGATAAAAGAAATGATTAACAATTGCCTTAATGGTAGTCTCAAACTTAAGTGAGTTTAATTTTCTTTCGCCTATTGTTTCTGGCAATTTTTGAAGGTGCCTAAAATCATATAGTCTTTCACATGTTTGAAAATCTTTTAACTGTTGTGTTTCTATTTGTATCATGTTTTCCTTAGAGTATGTTTATGCTCTCAATTAGTTCTTTAATATCATTAGCGTTAACTATCTTTGAATAAGACTCACTTGTTATTGGTTCATACTCCACATACTTCTTGTGTTGATCTACATATTTAACTAGTGGAGAATTATATGTATATGTCGAACCAGTAATTCTATTTTTGGGAATCTGCAACTGCATTATGTTTTCATCTTCAGAATCATCTCCACTGATTAATTTCTTTTCAGTAATGAAAATAGTTACAGCACACTTCTGTTGGATCGAAAGTGATCCTCCAGTATCAGACTGCTGTACTACTTCTCTTCTTTCTTTCATTCTGTTAGAGTTTTCTTGAGCTGTGATTATCAAAACGCAATCCATGTCTCGTGCAAGTTTTTCTAATCTAACCATCATTTCTTCAAACTCACCCCAACGTGGCTTACCCTTTCCGCCTTTGGTAAACATCGATTGTATTGTATCGATAACAATAACGTCTGGGACAAGCTCTGAATGACCCATTATACTTCTAAACCATTTTTCTAAGTCTTCAAAGTATGGAGTATCTGGGTCATGTTTTACCATGAATCTATCTCCCCATTGATCTAGCTTTGCTTTAAACTTAGCTAAATTTTCTGCTTTTTCTTTGTCGCTCCAATTACCTGCCTCGGCATATACGTTCTTCTCAATAATTTGAGTCATGAGTACGCGCTCCCAGTGGGGAACAGCCTCTTCAAAGTTTACATATAGGACTTTATATCCCGTGTCTGCCCAATGATTTATTAGGCACTTTGCAAACGTGCTCTTGCCCTTGCCCGATGGGGCTATGATGGCGTGCACTGCGCCTCTAAAGAACCCACCATCGTCGGTATAGCCCATCGCTCTATTGAGAGACTTATATTGTGTTGGCAAAAAGCTTGGGATCTCCAATAAGGAAGCAGCTCTTTTGGAGATATCATTGGCGGTAGCAACACTTTCAAGTGGGTTAAAATTTAAATCATTTTCTAAGTTCTTTATCTCTGCAGTTATCTCAGAGATTCTTGCTGCATCTTTGGTATTCTTCTCACCCTTTTGGGTAACCAAGATATGCAATTCTTGGAGTATGTCTAGTTGTTTTCTTTTGTTGGCCTTATGTTTTAGTAACTGCGAAATAGATTCATGATCTGATGTTTCTAAATTGAGAATAACATTTATCATTGTGTCTACACCAGAAGATCCACCAAGAGCTGCATGAATATCTGTTTCCGATTCTAGCCAGGACTTAAAAGCAATCGGCTCCACAACCTCACGCTTTGTTATATGGTAGTAAGACAGCATTGCTTTATAAAACTCATGTATTCCAGACTGCCCGTGTATTGCGCCTACAACTTCATCTGGTAGCTGTGCATCGAAGTAGGCTATTGAACCTGGGTTCTTAAATGACAACGCAAAGACCTGGTATTCAATTGGATACTCTTGTCTTTCTTCAGTTTGGTTTTCTGTCATTTTTACGCTTTTCTTTTAGCTCTTTGTATAGAGTTTTTTTCTTTTCAGAATTCTTTTTCTTAGCTATCTGATAAGTTGGATTATCTTTAATACTTTTTCTTTTCTTGACAACTGGCTCTGAGCCAGTACTCTTAATTGCAGTAAGTATTCTATCATAAACTGACTCTTCGGTAAGCTTATCGTCGTATCTAAAAACTACAAGCGCAATGCCCTGCTCTTTGCATAGTTCTATTTTTCTTAAATCTCTTTTTTGAGCTTCTAAAAAATCATCTCTTGTATCAAAAAATCTTTCTGTATACTGAAAATGTTGTATGCCGTGAAACTCTGCGCCCAACTTATACTTAGGACAGTAAACATCTAGCTTTAGTCTTTCTCCTAAATGAAATTCATTTATCATAACTTCATTAGGAATTAGCTTTTGCATTATGCTGGTTAACACCGTTTGACCCTTAGACATCTTTCGTCTATGATCTTTTACCCAACCTAAACCAAGTCTAGTTATTGCTTTATTAAGTTGCATGCTTGTTATGCATAACTCTTCTGCAACTTTAGCTATAGAATTATTAGTCTCAAACAAAAGATTAATTATCTCTGCATTTAAATTAGCGTAAGCTTTATTGTCTCGCTCTGTCATTATTTTTTCCCAATGCTCTAGCTACAGTTAAGGTTCTGCCCAGGTCAATAATTGACATGC